CGGCCCCGTGGTACGAGTGTTGGACGGCGTTGATCTCCGTAGGCGTGATGATCCCGCTCCCGCTCCCCTGCGCCACCCAGACGCCGCCATCGGTGAAGAGGATTAGGTTCTTCATCCCGAGCACGTTCTGGACTGCGTTGACCCTGAGGCCCGCAAGCCGGAACATGAACGAGTCGTCGTCCCGCAGGGGCGAGTGGTAGTCGAAGTTGCGGTATAGCCCCGTCATCGACCCCCAGACGCCCTCGACGCTCGATGTCGTATTCGCGAGAATCAGGCGTTGCTGGTGGTAGGTCACGCACGACGGGTAGTTCGTCGCGGACAGGAACACCTTGCGGTCGATGGGGGGATTGTCCGTCAGGTCGGGCGTGTAGCCCGTATCGACAAAGTCTCCAGTACGATTCAGCGGATCAACGAAGGTGGCGTCAACCGACCCGACGTACCCATACACCCCGTACTGCTCCCTGTAGACGTTAAACGATGCGGCGGAAATCGTGCCATTGCACCTCACCGTTATCGGGAAGGTTGCGGAGTCCACACGAATGTACGTTCTGCTTACGAATCCGCTGGTTGCCGGGGAGTAGGCGAGTCCGCTCACCCCCGTGAGCACAAACGTGTCTGCCCCCGTCACGGTGATCGCGTAGGAGTTCCCGTTGAGTTGCGTCATCCCGACAACGGACAAAAAGTACACCTCGTCCCCCGAGGAGTACCCGTGGGGAGTGGATGTACGAATCTGAATTGGGTTTGTCGCGCCACCGGAGGCGACCGAGGCCCCGATGTGATCGTAGGACGGCAGGGACTCCTCCAGAGTTCCGGCTGCGACCTGCGTAGCCCTGTATCGGTAACTGACGGCCCCGGCGGTGGGGAGGAGGGCAACGGTGGGCTTCGCTATCCCCGGCGCGAACACCGCCGCCGCCAGCGTCCATGACGTGTGCGCGGTGCGGCTGAGTTCCATCGTGGGGTGACTCGGGTGCGTCAGCGTCATCACATCCGCCGACTGCGTGTACTTCAGGGCGGCAAGCTCTGCCGATGTGTACGTCGTGGCGACCTCGTAGATTTTCGCCACCGTCCCCGAGGACGCCGAGTACGTCCCGTAGGTCGTGGAGTTGACCCCCGTGAGATTCAGGAGGCTTGTCCCTGCGGAGGCGACGCTGAACTCCCGGTTGTTCAGTTCCGGCATCCCGATGCACCCCGCCACCAGCACGTTGTCGCCCGTGGAGTACCCGTGCGTGGTCACACCGAGCTGACACGTCGAAGCCTTCGACGCGGTGGCGATGGCCTTTGGCGTGTACGTCAGCGGGGCACCCGCGTTGTACACGCGGATGTAGCTCTCCCCGAACTCCAAGATGTAGGTCTGGTCGTCGTTGTACACGAACGGGATGAGGCGCACGGCCTTGGTCAGGGCCATGTCGGTATTGACTTGCGCGATCCGCTCCGTCCCCGGCCTGCTCGAGACCCCGCCTGCGCGCTCTACGAGGAAATTTCGGCAGGTGCGGAGGCCCGTGGCGTACCGCACCTGATCCACTCGGGAATACAGGGCGGGGCACACCTCGCCAGCCGCGAAGGCGCGTTGCGTGACGGTCGCCACACTATTCCCTCGTTATCTCGTAGGTGGACTGCGGGGGGTTGTCCCGGCGCTCCTCGTTGCGGGCGTTCGCGCGGGCGTTGCTCTCGGCGTACACGAACAGCTTCTGCGCGATAGCCCCGCGCTGGAACGGATCGCCCGCCGCGATCCGGGGAGCAACGAGCGACGCCAAGAGGTACGACAACGCGAGGCAAAAGTCCACGGGCCACAGGGCCGTGCTGGTGTCGCGGATGCCGTACTCGAGCTCGGCGTCCTCCGCGTCGGCGTAGATCAGCAGGCCCGTGTCGTCCCGCATGATGGTGTACTTCGCCTCGGTCTCGAGCGTGTCGTTTCGGACGCCGCTCAGGATGCGCCGCGCGACGGCGCAGTCGGGCGGGTAGCGGTACGAGAACGCCCACTCGTCGCTGGGATCGGACGCCACCAGCGTGAGCGCGGCGGTCTTCGTCAGGAACGGCCAATCGAAGCCGCGCTGCATCATCTCGTAGGCGACCGTCCAGAATTGCCGACACGCGGCCCCTTCCTGCGACTTGTCGCTGTCGAGATCGGCGATGACCTTTCCGCTCCCGAGGTGGCTGATCGCCATGTTGGCGATCTCGGTCTTCGTGTAGGGCATTGGGTCTCCTACAGGAAACGGCCCACGGCGAGGACTTCCACGTTGACCCCCGTGGCGACGTGCCAGCCGTCGCCCGTGCTTCCATCCACCACGGCCTTGATGCCGAGCTCGATGGTGAACGGCTGCAATGCGGCGCTCACGGTCCCACCCGTGTAGACCGTGATCGTCACGGCTCCGACGCCCCTGCCGTCCATGATCGTGATCGCGCCGGGGGCCGTCGTCTTGGGGCGCACGGTGAGGCTCTTCAGGTAGTCCCCGATGTGCCCCGCGCCGCCGATGGTCAGGAACCCACCCGAGGCGGACGCGGTGATGTCGCTCGCCACGACCTGATAACTCACCGCATTGTCGGAATCAAACGACATTGGCGATCTCCTTCTTCTTCGCGACCTGTCTCTGCCACTCGATGGGCCACGGCCCCGCAGGCTCCACCCACCGGGGAAGAACGGGATTCCCGTCCTGCCCCCGAAGGAAGTCCCCGCCCTTTCCGGGGCGCAGGGCGTCCTCCCCAACCTCGAAGGGTTCGCCCGCGCCGACCTTCAGCTCTCCCGCCGGATACCGACGCTTGTGGTCGTAGTACCCGAGCTTCACAGCCCTGACCAACATTTTCGCCATGTTCTTCTCCTCCATGCAAAAAGACCGGAGGGGGCCGAGCGTATTCCCGGCCCCCTCCCGGTCGAACTAGCTGATCGTGACCGCGTCCGGGTACGCGATGTACTTCTGGATGTCCTTCGTGACGAAGGACGTGATTGCGCCCGTCGAGAGAGCGCCGTTCGCGACCGTGTAATACAGCCGCGCGACCTCCTCGTTGATCCCGTCCACGGGGATGGGGACGATGAGAGCCGTCCCGGCGGCGGACAGAGCCGCGAACACGCCGAGCGTGAAGGTCGTGGTCGCCGAACCGAACGCATCGGTGGCGTCCGTCCGCATGGTGACCGTCACCGTGGAGTCCGAGCTCCCATCGGTGAATGCCGTGGTCACAAGAGACACCACGTAGAGCCGCTCGCCGACGCCGATGTTGCGCGCCTCCGACAGATCGAGGGTGTTCGTGGAGGCCGCGCTCGACGTGATGGCCTGAGCATTGGAAAACCTGTTGTACGCGTCAAGCAACATGAGTTGTTTCTCCTTAGCCTTTCCTGACAAGATACTTCACACGTCACATTGTCCCTGAACTACGACACCAGCGCCTCGGCCTCCGTCAGGGCGTCCACGGCTCCGATGGGGATGCCCCGGAACGAGTAGGTCGGCTTCCCGGCCACGTTCTCGAAGGTGATCCCGCCGCCAGCCTTGACGTCGTTGCGGGTCTGGATGTCGAGCATCTCGAGGCACGTCCGGTTCATGTAGAACGAGGGACGCCCGAGGCCAATCGTCGGGATGCGATGGGTCGCCATGATCATCTTCTTCTGGAGGTCGGCGTTGCCGGATTCCGCCACCAGAGCGGAGATGTCGATGTTGGGGATGCGGACGACGTACCGCCAGTCCTTCAGGCAGATACCCGTCTTCCACTGCCACCGCTCACGGTAGGCCAGCATCCGCGATCCGGCCATGCCAGCCGTGGTCTCCACGGTCTCGATGCCGAGGTCCATGTGGTCGATCCCGGCCTTGGACCCCTTGGGGAAGATGCCGAAGCACGTCTGCGGACCCCAGACGATCAGCCACACCGAGGAGTTGTCGCTGCCGCCGCCGCCAGCCTTGATGACGTTCTGGCCGTTCGTCGCCGTCGAGGAGGAGTACCGGACCGCGAGGCCCGTGAACTCTTCCGGGGCGGTCGAGGAGTTGCCGTAGATCAAGGTCGAGGCGTGCTCCTGATTCATCGCTTCGATGAAGGGCTGGGCCTCCGACAGGCGGAACGCGTTCACGTCCCCGTTCAGCTCCGCCAAGTCCTTGTCCACCTCGGACCACGCCTCCATGATGCCCACCGCCTCGTCCACCTGCGCGGTGCGGCTCTTGGACGGCGTCACTCCGGTGTTGAGCAGCCGCCACGCCACCGTGGGCAGGCCCGTCCGCATCGTGACGCGGTGGCCCGTGGGGAGGTTCCCCTGCATGAACAGCTCGTTGGTCAGAACTTCGTTGGTCTGGGCGAGCATCTCCGTCACGACCGCCACAGAGCCGCCGGGGTCAAGCCTCTTGCCCCAGTCGATCAACGTCAGACAATTGGTTCCTACCGTCGTCATTGTCGCTTCTCCTTACTTTCCTTTGGGGCCCCCGTACAGAACCTCCTCGGCGGACCGCTCGCCCACGGCAGCTCCGGGGACGACCAAGCTGTCCTCCTTGGAGGCACGCCCAGCCTTGACGCACATTTCAACTAGGTCGGGGTTGTTGCCTAGCCCTGTGTCGGTCAAGGTCTGACGGAGTTTGGCGCTGGCGTACTTATCGAGGAATCGATTGGCGTGCTTCATCTCGTCCTCGAACTTGTCTCCGTACTTCGCCTTCACTTCGCCAGCCCACGCCTCCACCTGCTTTTTGTACTCCGCCTGCTGACCAGCAAGCGTATCCACGACTGCCGCGTTCTCCCCCTCGAGCAGCGCCTGTGCCTGCTCCTGAGTCAGCTTGCGCTCCTTCGCGAAGGAGGAAACCTTGTCAAGAGCGTCAGGCCGCAGAGGGGAATCCTTGGGCAGCACCAGATTGTATTTTTCGGGCACCACGGGCACCGAGAGAATCGTCGTCTGCTCCGCTTCCTTCGCGGGCGGCGTGGCGACAACGGCAGACTTCGGGTCGGGACTCGCCGGGACCGGGGTTGCCACCGGATCACTCATTTTTCTTCTCCTCCATGCGCGATTCCTCCTGCATCACCAAGTAACTCTCGGGATGCACCTCGTTGATCTCAGCCAGTATCTTCAGCCCCACGTTGCGCTCCCCTTCGTCGCGGGCCATCACAAGCGCGTTCGACGAGAAGGACGACCGGAACACTCCGCACGACGCGAGATAGCGCCACAGGAACTTCCTGAACGCGCCGTTCCCCAAGAGAGCCATCAGCTCCTCGCGCTGGATGCGGGTGCGGTCCTTGTCCTTCCGCTCCATCTCCTTGACGGAGCCCGCATCGGAGGGGTTGTGCGCCACTTAGTTATCCACTTCCTTCTTCTTCGCGGGCGTGGGGACATCCTGCGCCTTGTCCACCGCGTCGTAGTAGGACTGCATGGCGCGCCCCGCCTCGGGAATCCAGTTCATCGCCTCCACGGCGGCACCTACGACGGAGAAGTCCGCGTCCTCGAACTGGAGCACCTTCGACTCGGGCGTCGCGGCATCGAGGATGTCCATGATCTTCCCGTACTGCCGGACCTGCTTCGCGCCCTTTCCACAAGGCTCGTGACTTTCCATCGAGATCCTAAGGAACTGCACGAACGTGTTGTCGATCACTACGTCGGCCCCAGCACGCTTGGCCACCTTCCGTTCGGCTTTCGCCGGAATGTCCACGATCTTCATGCTCCGTCTCCTTCTTCCGTGCTCCTATCCGATGCGGGAACCTATCCCGCCTTCACCTTGGGAGCCGCAACCGCCGTCGCGATGTCTGCCGTCTTCCCGGCAAGCGCGGCATCCGCCGCGTCGAGGAGTGCTTGCATCGCTTCCGCCACTCCGGTGACCTTCGAGATGTCGGGGTTCAGCGGAACCGTGATGTCCGCGCCCTCGATCAGGCCGCTCGCCTGAACCGAGATAGACTTCCTGGTCTCCTTGGTGATCATGTCCACGTTCCGTGACACGATCAACGACAGGTTGCTGCTTGCGACTATGCTCATGATTCCTCCAAAAAGTTACGGATGCGCCCACGCGGGCACCAGACGAGTCGTGCCATTAACAACAACGGGGAACCATACGGCCGGATTTCCAGCGGTAGGACCGTTTGTCATGGTTGCGGTCTGCGCTCCAGCGTGATCCGTCTGGTTGGCGAGGGCCAATCCTCCGTCCTCTCCCATGTAAATCCCGCCTACCACCGACAACTTCTCCGTACCCACCGCCGCCGTCGCGTTGATGCAAACGGCTCCACCAGACAGAATCCGCACCCTCTCCGTTGCCGTGGTGACGAAGCGAATGGGTTGTGTTGACGCAGTGAGGAGAGTTAGGGCATTTCCACCACCACAGTACAATCCGGTATCACCAGCGATGTATCCTCCGGTTGGAGTAAACGAAACGGACCTTGCGAATATTCCTCCATACACTGCCGTTGACGTTCCGGCCTGTACGTTGAAGTTTGCCCCCGCTGTGGTAGAGTCGGTCGGATTAAACGTCTGGCAATACATTACTGCGTTTGCTGCTCTACTGATGACGAATGGATACGCAGCACCAACGGTTGCCGTGTATCCGAGTGCTAGTGTACCATCAGCAAACATATACCAGCTATTGGTGCTATTGGGAGCAAAGACAATTGGGGCCGTGTTTGCGGTAATGATGGTAAGTTGCGATGCTGTGTTTGCTTGAAGAAGAACTTCGTTTGCATGGCCAGCATACGTGGAAGAGTACGCCCCCAACCAGATACTTGCAGTGCTGGAAGATACTTGCATTATTGCGGTAGATGTCACCGCATTAGAATTTGTGTGTTTCCAAAAAAGATTCCCAGAATAGGATTGCGATGCAAACAGGTTCGTTCCCGCAACCGCAACACCAGTTAGAATCCCAAGCCCGTACTGATTGACCGTGGCGATTGCCGTGGTTCCCGTGGCGCAGATAATGACGCTTCCGGGGGTCACGTTGGAGGTAGCCGAAATGGTCAGCCCATCGCCCGCGCCTGTCCCGGCAAGGATCGTCTGCCCTCCCGCCTTACCTGCGATGAGCGTGTTGGCGATGGCGATGCCCCCGGCGGTATGCGTGACAGTGATCCCTGATCCGGCGGTGATGGATTTGAACTCCGCCGCCGTAGCCGATGCGTTGACGCCGAGGACTTGGTTTGCGGTGCCGCCGGCCATAAGCGTGGTGCGCTGCGCCGCTACGCTGGCGTCATCCAGGAGTGCGCGACCGGCGGCGGTGCAGCTGATCTCGACGCCAACTCCCGCGCCCGATGCCGTGCGGGAGATCAGCTTATCCGGCCCCGTGAACGTAGCGGCCGCGACGGTAATTGAC